CATAGGACTTATTGGCAATATCGTTTGCGCTTGTGGGCGTCGTGCTGATCGTGCCTGAAGTGGTCGTTAACGACGTAAACGTGCCAGCCGCGGCAGTGGACCCACCAATTGCCGTGCCATTGATTGACCCGCCGGTGATCGTAACATTGTTAGCATCCTGAGTTGACATCGTCCCCAGGCCGGACACCTGAGTATTCGTAATTGCGATATTTGTATCGGCAAGTGCAGTTAACTGGCCCTGCGCATTAACCGTAGCGGTCAGGGTTTTGGAGGCCGCGCCATAGGAAGCAGCCGTAACGCCTGTGTTTGATATGGCAATCGTTACTGGTGTCGAGCCGTCATAACTTGTTCCGCTTAATCCCGTGCCGATCGTAAGAGGGTTCGCCGCGGCTGCTGTAACAGTTACCGTACCGCCAAGACTCACCAAGTTCCCATTAATCGTAATTGCGCTATTTGCAAGCTGCGCATTCGATACAGTTCCGGAGAGATCCGAAGTCGGTACTGTTGCTGTTGCCGTAAAAGCAGACGAGCCATTTCCTTTTACATAGCCCGTTAGTGATGACGCACCTGTACCACCGCTTCCAACCAATAACGTGCCTGACAATACAATATTGCCACCTGTAGGTGATGATGGCAATAAGCCCGTACCCCCACCGCTAAATGTAACTACACCACCTGTTAGTGAAAACTGCTGCCATGAACCTGCTGTAAAACCTTCAAACGCATTTAGATTTGAGTTGTATCTAAATTGTCCATCAGTGCCAACAGGTCTTTGCGCAGTTGAGCCACCAGGCAAAAGCACAGCCCCAGTGCCTGGAAGTGTAGGATCATTGGCAATTGAAAAAGTAGGATTACCCGCAACACCATTTCCATCTACTACAGTTATTTGGTTTGCTGTGCCTGTAAGAAGTCTAAGTCCTGCATTTGTACCTGAGTTAACAAACGCAATGCCTGAGCCACCAAGATTCGCGAATGACGCGGCCAGGCCTGTCAACGAAATAATAGGATTAGCGCCTGTGCCATCAGCATTAGCAACATTAATACCTAGGCCTGAAGTAGTAAGCTGACGATTAACAATCGTTGATGCACCAGTTTTAACTATAAAACCAGAACCTGCTGTTTCAAGCGAGCCGGACGCACCATTAAGAGTAATGCGATAAAATGACGTTGCACCACCATCAGTAAGACCTAGGCCAGTCCCTGTTGATAAGTATCGACTATTAGGTAAAGATAGTTCTTGATTTACAGTTAAGAACGTTTGCGTTTGACTTGGCGATGCTGCAATTGCGCCTGTGGTTGTTTGCTTAGTAACGCCATTTTGGACAATGGGTACTAGCTCAGAGCCAGTAATTGCACCTGCGGCGGGTAATTGCGTGATGGTAACGTTTGCTGTCATATTACGGACTCAAATTGTTAAGGTTACCATTTTGCGCTGGTGTAGCGGTGTTTTGCTCAGGTGAAATAAGATACGTACCGTAAGGATTAGTTACGATTGCATCATTATCAGCAGCAACACTAACATCAGGCCGTGGAAAACGTAGTGCTATTTTTTCAGGCTGTCGAGCTGGAAGTCTATACGGGTCTTTTTGATCTACGCAGCCTTGATCACAAACTCTCAAACCTGGAAAATTAGGATCCATGCCTAGACTTACGTAGGCACGCTTCATCTTACACCGATCACAAACAGCAATCGAGAGTACTGAATTACCTAGTGTGTTAAGAAAGACAGGCATGGTTACCGCGTATAGTAACTAATATTAGGAGCAAAATAAATTGGGCTTTTATCTCTTTCTTCTTGCTCGGCCATAAGCCAATACTTTTCTGCTTGCTGTTCGCAATAATTAATTCTTTCAAGCGGTACGGCAGGCAACTCCATAGCCATTTGATGCGCAAGCATGTTTTGTACTGCTAAGTACCACCGCTGTGGTATGGCTAAAGAGCCATATAATGCGCCTACATCTTCAATCTGTCGATAACGCCATGCAACCAACTGAGGCTGATATGTACTAGGCGAAGGCCACAAATACATACTAGGCTGAGGAATAGTGCGATCAAACCAATACTGCAAAGGATAGTTATTAGAAAAATTCTTATTGGGAAGATTAGTATAGTCATCGCGATTAAGACGAGCCAAAGGAATTTCAGTGGCGTTTGAACCAAAGACGACTTGATAGACTCCCATGTTACTACCGGCAGTTTGTAAGATGCGCCAGTATGGTACCGAAGCTGACGGTTCAAGGTCGTAATACAACCATTGCCCTGAGACCCAAGATGTGGCTCCAGGGCTCTCGATTGTAGTCCATGTGGAATTATCTGTTGAGTACTGGATTTGAATCGTAACCGATCCAGTAATGGCTGGCAATATGCCTACTGTGCCAATGTAAACGTTATTGCCGGTGCCAAGATTAATACCAATGTTGCCTGTGTTATTTGACAATTGGCAAATATTAGTAAACTGCCCATCAAAAGCGTTTGCAGCCGTACCTGATGAGCTATACCCGCCTGTTGTGTTTGCAGTTACCGTACGATAATTAGCATTTAGTACGTCAACGGTACCTACAGGCAACGAATAGACATACTTTTCAGGTATAAGACCTATGACCGTCTTTTCTATACACCAATAGTGTATGCCATAATTGGCCAAATTAGAAAGAAGATAAAACAAGCTAGTCTTAGCAGCTGAGACTTGCTCATTGGTTAACTCTTCAGCAAGTTTTCCGGCGCGTCTAGCGCCGTGATCTATCAGTTGCTGAACAGTAACAAGTGTTTGACCAACTGTTCCGCTTGTAGCCATTTACCACCCCGGGCAGTTCCAACGCTTCAAAGATGCAGCTTTACGAGTTAAGTTGCCCTTATCATCATATTTAGGGCCTGGCATACCACTCATACGCGCGCAAAATGACTTTTTACGTCCCTCGTCAGCTTTTGTTTTTGGGTGCGGCGCAGGAGCTTTTAAGTTTGCGCCTGTTGCGCGATTAAATTTTTGACGACCTTTCTCAGTAAGTCCCGCGCCTTGTGAAGTAGGTAACTTTTCACCACGAGAAACAGAAAGACGCGGATCACCGCCTTTGGCCATCTTTTTTGCAGAACGCTGCACTGAATACGCAATGGCTGCAGCTTGTTTAGGAGGTTTGCCTGCTCTAATTTCAGTGGCAATATTTTTGCCAAAAGCTTCTTTCGATTTGCTTTTAATAAGAGGCATTTAGGCCACCTGCAGCATTGTTGCAATAATTGAAGGAATTGCAGGGTATACGGGTGAAACACTTGCAGGAAGAGCTTCAATCGTTATTGTAGTAGCCGTTGGAAGCCAAACAATCTCAACGTAATCGGCTGCAACTAAATCCAATAAAAACGTTAGCGACGCTACGTTATAACCAAAGATACTGGCACTTTTACGCGCAGGTATTGTGTATTGCGTAGCAGAATTTGCAAGATCAATGCCATTAATTCGAAGCCAAACTGTTGCATCATCTTGTGCATTGTTTGTATTTTTGAACTGAATACTAAATTGTAAGTTGTACTTACCAGTATTAGGAACAGTAATTCTGCTCCCACTTGCCAACGTTACGCCATCAGTAATATCAACCGTATTAAACGTAACTACAGTTCCGGTAGAAATGTTGCCTGTCTGATCAGTGCTATCACTAAATCCACCATACGCATTATCGAAGTTACGAAAGCTGTCGAGCGTCGCCTTAACGTTTGCGCCACTTTGAACCATGGGGATAAGTTCCGCACCCGTCAGGGTAGCGGCTGTCGGCATCGCGGAGATTTTCTGATCAGCCATTACGAGGCCTCCAATACGATCTTGCTGTTGTCTTCTTGCAGGACATACCCTGGGGTTGCCTCGTCAAGAATGTAAAAAGTGGTTACAGGTGCTACCCCATACACATCAACCACACCATTATCGCCAACGTCCATGCCCCAATCCGTGCCGCCAATGACGTTTTGAGCCCCTACGCCACGAGCAAACCCGTCTGGCGTATTGGCTTGATTAGCAACGCCGGTGTAACCAACAATACCCACTAAATGCCTGCCTGAATTAGCTTCAAGGTTGCAGTGCCTGCGCCTGAGTTCACCAGGACCTTAACGCCGGTAACCGGGAAGGCATAGTTGCCATCGGCATTGGCTGCCAGAGAGGCTACCGTAGGGTGCGAGAACCAAGTTGAAAATCCCGATGCAGGATCATCAAAAGTGTGCTGAACGGTGTAATTAACCGTGCCTGTCACTATGACACCAAAACCAATATTGCACGGGCTAATGTTTGTATTAATAACTAAAGAGTCGCTTGACCCAACTCCTGTTTTTGAAACTGTTTGAACTTTCACATCAGTCCCCAGTTAGAAGCAGGGGCCGAAGCCCCTACTATTTAGCACGCGCCGCCGTAGGCTTTCTTCATTTTACCACCATGCTTGGCATTTTTCAATGCCACGCCACCAGTGGCAAGACCTTTGTGCGCTTTGGAAGCAGGTTTACCTTCATGAGATTTCAGCTCTTTCTTAATGCCTTTAATCCCAGCCATCTCTGCTTTATGCATCGATTTAGATTCAACCTCACCACCATTTTTGCGCATCATTGGTCCACGCATTCCACCCTTGGGTACAGTCATTGGGGGTGCAACGCCTCGACGTGCTGCAGCAGGCACACCACGTTCAGAAGGCATAGCTGCAGCAGGCATACGCCCGCCCATTGCTTTCTTAACAGGTCCACCATTTGCAAGTTTAAGAATTACAGAAGGCTCAGTCGTTTCCATCTTTGGCATTAGCTTAAATTGACCCATGACCAATTACCCCTTATGCAAAAGATTTGTAAACGATTGTGACACGTGCTGCACCTGCGCTTGCTGCCGTACCAGTTTGGCTAAAAGTAATTGTGGCATAATCCACATCACTTGATCCAACATTGGCCCATGCACTATAGACACCAGTTGTTGCAACAGAAGCACGACCTGCAGAACCCACCGATGTTGCAGCAACAAAAGCTGCAGCAGATCCAGTTTTACCAACTGTGACGGTGTTGGTTGTGCCTGCATTAAATGCCGTAGTTACGTCGATGTTAATATCGACAATTTGTGCATTTGCAGGAATCGTGCCAATTGTAACAGCGCTAGTATCGGTATAGGCAATTGTAGCAGTAATTGCTGACAATTGTCCAGCCGTATTAGTTACCGAATTATTGTACGCCATTATATTCTCCTGTTAAGGAGAGAGGCCAAAGCCTCTCACCAATTTAGACACCAGGAGTGCCATACATGGAACGCCAATCGGTCCAGCCGATGTCATAACGCTCGGTAGCTTTATAACGCATGGAGTCGGTTTCAAAGTCACCTTCCATAGTCTTTTCAAGCTTACGACGCATCATGAGCTTCATGCCTTCCGGAGCATCAGTCTGCACCCACCAAGCGTTAGCATTTGTCAAACGTGAAAGCACAGTGGCGCCTTCAGGCAGCAAACCGATTGATTTAACCGGGTTGATGTCATTGTTTGCAGTGCCTGCGCGAAGAACGGATTTCAGCAAGACTTCAGCTTGGAAAACGTTGCCAGGGGCAACAACAAGCTTCAGTGGCTGAAGACGAATCTTCTTGTTGTTGTTATCCACAGCTTGGCGAATCTGAATAAGCATTTGCTCAAGTGAGGTCTGCGAAAGGTTCGCAGCGGTTGACAACAAGTTAGAAACGTTACCGTTCACAATGGGGTGAGTTGTTGCGTTCAACTGAACGCCGTCACCGCCTGGGTAGGAAGAGTTAAACGCATTGTTAAGCACGTTGGCTGCAAGTGTCTCTTTGGTTTCTACCAAAGATTGCGCCAAATGCTTTGCGTAAACTTGACCAATACGAATATGATCACCGTCTTCCACAAGCACTTTAGTCAGTGCAAAGGCCAGGCCATACACCGAATAGACATAGCGCTTGAGAAAGAGCACACCACCCTGTTGGTAAGCCACTGGGCTACCATCAGGCAATTGTGGTGCTGCACCAAAGCCATAAAGAACGGGCTCTTCATGGTAGTTGCGGGGAATACCCATTTGCTCACGGAAAACCGTGGACCATTCATCGGACCGCTGATCGTAGACGCCATCAAAACATTCATTAAGAATAGGCTCGACTATCGACCTAAAGTCCGTACTGCGCATCGGGGCTGCCATTTGTTAGCCCTCCTTAGAATGCATTAACGGTCGCTTGAACTTGCGACTCGTTAATAGTTACACGAACGATCGTGAATGCATCACCCCAAGCATTGCCAGGATAAGGTGCAATATCCACAATACGCATTTGGGCCGAGCTACCTGCACCAACCAAAGTGGTTGATAGTCTGGCTTGCGACAATCCCGTTACGTTAGAACCATCGGTGACGTCAGTAAGATCAGCCTGATCACCAATTGCTGTTTGAGCCAGTGAACCATTTGCCTGGATCTCATAAACAATAAGTGGGTCACTATAAAAATATGCAGTTGCTACGGTGTTGGTAGCCAAAGACTGGCTAGCTGGCCAGTAATTAGACACACGATAACGACCCGTACTGTCGGTAAACTCAACGCCTGCAAAGGCACCAACAAACGAATCACCTGCAGCAGCAGGTACAATTTGACCACTGCTGTTATACTTAACGGGCTGGCCCTTCAGAATCTGATTGGCGTACCCGGACGGAATGCCGCCGACCAATACCGTCGCGCGATCCAAACCAGAAGGATGGTATGCGGGACGAAGGCCAAACGGAGCATTAGTAGCGCTCATCATTAGTCCTTACTAAAATAGGCTCTTGCATACACTATTCAAAAATAGGTATTGCAGGTGCCGGATTGTTAAAGTTCATGCCGTCGCCTTCAACCATAACAAGTGAACGACCATTCTTGTCACGAGACTGTAGCAACTGATCCTGCTGCACTTTGATTTTCTCTTGTTCTTCAAGAGGCAATCTGTGATGCAACTCATACATCATCTCCTGATAGATATCCATCGGGAGCTTAAAGAGTAGCATCTCATTACATGCAACAAAGCCTACATGCTCGTCAGCTTTCACTTTCAAATGCTCAAAGCCGGGCAATTCATCGGCTTTCACAGGCTCATAGCCAAGGCGCATTCTTTTGTGAATGGGGTCATACGAGTTGTTGGATGAGAGCCAGCATAAGTGATAGCCTGGAATCTCAGGGGGAGTCGGAAGAGCTTCTTGTAGCCATTCCGAGCGGAACATCTTACGACGTTCCTCAGATAATGCAAACTTAGACTCAGGTGCTTGACGTGACTCATCTTGCGCAGCACGATTTTCACGACCAGCACGAGTATTCTTTCTTAAACGATCATCCATGTTAACCACCTCTCTTCTGTTGACGGTCAAATTCCACGTATTTGTCAATCATACGTTTCCGCTGCTTTGGGTCATCCCACATGCCAGCTTCTTTAATAGCCCTGACGCGTTCAGGATCTAATCTGAATTCGCCAAGTTTAGTTGCTGGTGAGGATTCGCGGCCGGAACTTGTCACAGGAGATCTCGGTTTAGGATTTCGTACGTTGCTACTATACCCCGAATTATAGCGATGTGGAAGGTATTTTTGCACTCTTTCATCTAATTCGTCCCAATAATCAGGCAAAGACGGGTCAAACCCTTCTTCTGTAAGCTGATTATCAATCATTTGCGCAATTTTTGAATCTGGATCACGCAATTGAGGGTCATACCAACGATTTCGTCCCATCCAATCTGCAGCGTTCTTTTGCACAGAAGGATCAGGCACGGAAATATTTTGCTTAGGCTGAGAAAGCTGCTTTGCAGCAGTTTCCTTCATAGCTTGCAAACTTTCTAACTGGCGCTGACTATCATACCAAAGCTGTTGTGCTTTGGCCATATCATCGCCATTTCTAGAAGTTGTTGCTTGCTTAATTTGCAACTTTGCGTATTCAACTCGTGTCGAAGCGTCATCAATTGCTTTTTCTAACCTTGCAAACTCAGCTCCAGACGTCTTACTTTCAACCGCAGCAAGGCGTTGAGCTAAATCTTGGTTTTGCTTGCGTAAAGCATTGATAAGATGATTAGATTCGCGTGCTTTTTCACGATGAAGTTGCTTTTTAAGCTTTCTTTCTTCGCGTCGAGCAGCTCTTATGGCCTCTCTATCATCATCGGGACCATAGTTGCCATCATCATCTGAAGAATCGGGTCCCTCAGCATCATCTGATGCATCACTTGAAGCAGTTTGTGCATTACGCTGTTGATCTTGGTCAAGATCTTCATCGGTTATGGGTATTTTGACAATTGCCGAGCCGTCTTGCTCCTCAGCAATCTGCATTTCCAACTTTTCTGTGGCATTCATTACGTAGTTTCCTTTCAAAACTTAAATGAAAGCTTTGATTTTCAACGGGTCGCCTGTGACTTTGCCAATCAATTCATGGTCGTTGAAAAAAGTAAACAAGGCTTTACCCTTATGTTCACCCTTTTCGTAGTCAACTTCCCATCGATCACCACCCCATTTTGGTACGCGAACAAAGTCGCCAACTTCAGCCCATGATCCTTCAGGCCAAGGCTCCATAGATTCACGCTTTTTGAATGCCAAAGGGCCAATGGCAATAATCTTACCGATCATTGTGTTCCATTTCTCGGTTTCACGGGTTTCTTCAACCAAAACCAAGCCGGCTTTTGACACTTTTTCTTTCACCGCACGTAACTGGACTAAAACTCTAGCCCCATACGGTGCCATCATAGGGTCAATTTCAGGAAACGCTTCTTCAAGCGTCTGTTCAATAATGTCATTCGACATTCTCTTCCTCTTCTATAAGTTGGTTAATAATATTCAAGGCTTCATCCAAGCCTTGGTGTACGCCAACTAATCGCTGATACGCATCAAAAGTTTGTGGTGTTCCACTTGTAAGAACTCCAGCAAGCCGCAGTTGCGCAGCTTTTAGTCGACCGATGAGATCAGAAACACGCATAAACTAGCGGCCCCGACCGGATGACTTCTTAATTGGCATGCCAATAGCAAGCATAAGCCCAGGTGGCTTTTTTGGCATACCGCCCTTTTTCATTGTTGCAATCTTAGTCTTACCGCCTATAGGCAAAGGTGGAGGTGCAGATCCACGAGCAGGCAAATTAGCAACACCCTTTTCCGGCATAACTTTTCCGCCCTCTTTGTATTTTTGAATTGGGCCTTTTCCTGGAGCTTTTGCAATGCCCTCGCCCGCTCCCATAGCCATTCTCTTATGGAGATTAATTCCTTCATCCGACATGTCATGCTCCTAATGAGGTTTGAACCATACGTTGCGCGTCAAGAGCAGTACGAACTTGCTCATTTTGCAAGTCGGCAGCGTCGCGCGTAAGTTCTGCCGTCTTGATTCTTTCATTAACCAAATTGTCTTCGGTATTCATAACAATATCAGCTTGTAATTTAGCTTCATCAGCTTGCGCCTTTTGCTCTAACTTAGCCATATTCAATTGCACGTCGGCTTGATCTTTTGTAGCACGGCGTTGCGTCTCTGCCATGGATGTTTGCACAAATGCTTGAGTTGCTGGATCCATAGGTGGCTGCGGTTGTAATTGCTGCATGACTTGCATGGCACCTTGAATAACCTGTTGGATATTTTGAAACGTCGGCTGCGTATCCTTATGCACCAACTGTGCAATGACGGCCATGAACTTATCAGCCTCATGCGGAAGTTGCTGTTCTTTCAAAACATTAAAAGGTCTATCCAATGCAGCACTGGCATAGCCATCAACTTGATTTAAGTACCATAGCGTCATATGCTGCTTGGCATGCTCTAAAAACGCCGGCGTAAATGACTTTGCAATAAGTGGACTTGCACCATACGTCGGGTCAATGGCATAAGCGCAATGCACCATAAGGTGAGCAATATGATCTTGCTGAGGAAACGCGCCAACAGGCTTGCCTAACGTCATGGCTACGTTTTCCAAAGCCGGATTCATTTCTTTAACTTCTTTAGGATCAGGTAAGACTTCATTAATGTCAGGCAGTTTGATTTGCTTTAAGATGCGCTTTTCAACTGCCAGACGATTATACAAGTCTGGGTTTTTCTCAGCACGTGATGCCAGAGTTTGAATTTGCGCGTACCGTTGCGTCTCAGCAAAGATATGCGGGTCGCTAACCGGCATAACATCGCTGTTCTTCTCAAAGTCTTCTTTTCTAATGCCAAGATCTTCAACCATCTCGGCTTTATCCATCTCATCAAAATACCAACGATTAATACGTGTAAGTACTTGTAAGACTCGACGCTGGCTGGCGTGCAACCTTGCATGAATGGCTGAGAATACAGCAGCGCCTTGCTCAATCAAAGCTTGTGTTGTGCCTACCGGAGCATTGGACGTAACATCTGCAATCTTTTCTTCGCTGGTTGTGACCACGCCTTTTGCAGCGTTGGTTAACCAACCAAGCAGCTCGTATAAAACAGGACTGGGTTGATTAAAGGGTACAGGCATGGCAACTTTTCTAATATCATCAACGCCAGGCGCGCCTTCAATTTCAGATACCTGTGTAGGCTCAATGCTTGTTGATTGCCCGCTAATCTTTGCGCCTTTTAGCTTTAGCATAGTAGGCGCTGTGGCAATGTGTGCTGAGTCAAGCAAAGCACGCAATGAACCTGTTAACGCGGCAGATAGACCGCCAATTAAATGTGGCATGCCAATGGCATAAGCTCCACGCCATGGGATAAATGGAAACTCAATAATCCAATCCAGCTTTACGTATCGATTATCGTCATACTCCCAATTACGATATAAACCTACAACGGCTCTATTAAGCTCGTCGATCATTAAGATATAAGGCGCACGCTCACCTTTTGAAAAGCTATCATCCTCGAGCTCCAACCATGTGTAAATATGAAACACACGGCGGACGCCATCAATATTCATGGCTTGCTCTGTTCGACCTTCAATCTTGTCATTAGCTTGTTCAGCCTTTGATTGATCCGGCGATTGTGAAGGCGGCATCAAAGCTAAATCGATATATAAGCCTTGGTCAACGCGAATCTCAAACATTTCTTGCGTAATGTCGTTGACCTCAGTCACACGCTGTGCTGTGTAAAAACTACCTGCAGCATAGGGCAAGTAAATATTATCAATGGGGACAAACTCGACGCAAGGGCGTTTTTGCTGATCGTCGTACCAAATCTTAAAGTATTGACTACCGCCAAGAGGCATTTGCGTAAGCATTTGCTCTTCTTCGGCTCTAAACTCAACGATTTGCTCGGTGAGTTGCCAATTCATAAAGTCACGCTTACGCTCTGCTATTTGCACTTTATCGTCAGTTGTCTCACCTACAATCTTTGTGCGTACAGGCCCTTCAGGTGGAAATAGCTCTTTAATAGCACGAGCTGAAAAGTCAACACATGCCTCGGCCATGATGGGGTGCACCACTTTGCTGGCACCTTGAAACTGTGCACCACCAGGGGCGTCTTTGCCTAGCCCCGTTCGCCGGATCCCTTCCTCATATTGCTTATCACGTTCTGAACGCGCCTCACGATCTTTTTCAATAAGATCCAAATACTTCTGAGCAAGTGGCGCAAGCTTAAATTGCTCAATATCTTCTGCCATGTTTGCATAAAAGTCAGGCTCCTTTGAAGGTCCAAGGTCTTTGCTACGAATAATAGCACTGCCATCAGGAAGCTCTACAACATCGTCGTCTTCCTGTTCAAACATCTCAAAGATTGACTTATCTTCCTCAGTTGATTCTTCTTCAACCATAGGAGGAATAAAGCGATTAAAGTCTTGAGGAATCGGCATTTCTGTAGCCATAATTAGGCACTCCGCATCATAAGAGCATACTTCATATCATCGATTGTCAAAGGCCTTTCAACCAAACCGCCTTGCGCAAATGGTATATCATTGTCTTCGTCATTGTTTCCTAACCGCTCAAGCCGCCGTTGTGCAACTTCATTTTGCTCTTGTATAAATTCTTCAATAAATCGTCTTAATAACGCGCGTTGCACGTCATTAAGTTGCGCCCAAGGCCCTATGGCATACTGCGCAATGATGTCTGGTAGTGCATTAAGCGCTACTGGATCATTTCTGTTTTGATCTCTAAGTGCTACAAAAGCCGCCGCAACATCATCAAACTGCTGAACATCTGGTCGCCTTATAAGCTCATTGATGTCCATATTAAGTATTTCTACTGGCACAGGCGCCAAAGGTGCTATTCGTGGTTGTGGCGCAGGCTGCGCGTTGGCCTCAGGTCCAATAAGAGGTGGGATAGGCTGTTGATTGCGACCGCGAACAACGATGTCAGGACCTTCAGGCATTTGCACAGGTGGTTCTGGTTCAAAGTCAGCAAGCAATCGACCTTGAGCATCAACTAAAGGCTCTTCAGGAATATCCATATCCACAACTTGTACAGGTGCTTGTTGAGCGGGTGCCTGCGCAAACCGCTGAGGCATGGCCACTTCACGATTATGCAAAGCGCCAACATTTGCCGGATCATTAATGTACGCGTCAATAGTAGGTGTATCTATTTGACGTAGCGTCCTGCCATTAAAATCTGTATGAAAAAACGTTGCTTGCAAATAGCGTACCAGTTCAGAAGCTGCATACGCAAACGCAGTCCTTTCATACAAAGGCAAGTAATCTAGGCCTTCTTCCAGTAAACCATATATAAGATTTGGGATGCTGCCTTGTTGCGCAATATTGTTGTTGATAACGTTTTCAAGACCTAATTGCACACGATGTCTATACTCAGGATTATCTGATTCAAGATGCTCTGTTAATAGTTGCTGAACAACTCTACGTATTTCATTGCCTTCAACCGAAGGGTAAAACATTTCTAATGTAAAACCGGCATTGCTTAAACCTTCAAGTGTTGACATTGCTATCTCATCAACAGTCTTGTAAAAGTCTGGGCTGTTAACAACATTGCGCAAAAACCAATTAAGCGTCTCAGAAAATGTGGGGAGCCCTGGCACCAGATGCGAATGCTGCTGCCTGTTGTCTTGTAAGAATTGAGTAACAGGTGAACTGCGGCCTTCATTAATAACATCAAGCATTAGGTTAATAGCACTACGCGCAACGGGACTGTCTTCATCCGGACGAACAGCATTAAGCAAAAAAGATAATTCAGTGTATAAGTTTTCCAACCCTACGTTAATTGCATTGACGTGCGCATCGGGCGCTCGAGCAAACAAGTCATTGACAACCTGCGTGTAACCACTATGCATTAACGCACTATATGCTGTTGTAGTTTCTTCAGCAATACGATTGTCAACTCTTGCTCGACCTAATTCATGCGCTAAGTCTTGCACGCCTTGATTAATTGCGTATTCCCATTGCTGTGAAGGGTTAACCAATGAAGGCGTTAACTTGACAGTTGCAGGCGCACCTTGTCGCAGTTTATCATACATTTCACGCAATTCAGGCTTAGTCAAAAATCTACGATCGCCATCATAAAAGTCGTACTTTACAACTTCGTTTGATGGAATGCCTAATGCTTGTGCAATTTGAAAAGACGACTGCTCATGTAACGTGTCGACAACATTGGCGTTTGTGTTTGAAATAAGATGCGGGGAGTCATAGTTAGTCGTAATGCTATGTCGATTAGCATTTAAGAAGCTCGCAATATCTCTTGCGCGTTTAGCGCTATCAACAATTTCGCTATTGCCCGGTCCTACAAACTGGTGTATTGACCATAGCCCATTATCAAGTACTCTAAATTGCATTGACGCATATGGCAATCCTGTCCTACCATCTCTAAAGCTAGCAATAATCTGTGTGCCGTTTTCTATGCCATTAAAGTAACCGGGTTGCTGTCGTCTTGCACCTGCTGTTACTTCACCCGTTATCGGGTCTGCATACGGTATGTAATGTGAACCTTGTTCGCCCGTAAAAGCATGTATTTCTCTATCCGTAGAGCCTTTGTTATTCATGCAATGGTTAAGCACAGCCGTATCCATTGACATGAGCCTATCGATCTCGGTAGGCGTAAAGTTTTGATTGTCAATCACAATTACACGAGTGCCGTCAGGCTCAGGCGACTTTTGAAAAGCCAAAGCGTCTTTTTTGCCTTGTTCTGATAGTCGATCGCGGTATGTTTGGCGTCTCTCTTCTTCCAATTTTAGCTTATTGCCTAATGTCTCACTGACTTGAGCAACAGCTTTTGGAAAGTCCAAGTTTTGCAATTGCTTCTCTGTGATCTCATTCTTCAAAAACTTTTTACCAATTTCAGCAATGGTTCTTTCAATTGCGATTTGCAATGCGCCATTAGGCGCGTATGAGTAAAGCTTCTCAGTAGACGGTGCACGTTTTGTGTGCTCAAAAAACTGCCGGTCTATTTGTCTAATGTTGCTTAAAAATGAATTTTGCTCATTTGGCGGTAAGTTGTATGAAAACTCAATGGCGTTATCGGCAGCATTTTCATAGCTTATTGCCTGCATAAGATTATTGTATTGTTCCTCAGCACGCTTAATTTTTCTATTAAGACGATTTTCTTCTTGTGAAGCTGCAGCAAATGGTGCATGTTCAGCATGGCGTTCTAAACCATACAGTTCAACGGCTTCTTGAAAGGCTGCAGCTTTTTCTTCTCTAACTGTGTCAAGAAAAATATTAAGATCGCTTAGTTCATTACGTACTTCTTCTGCTTTTAAGAATGTAGGTGTTTCTTTTGCGGGAAAACCTGCCTCGGCTCTTTTTTCATTTATTGCTTTGACGTAAGAAGGCGAAAGTGCTTGTGGTTGTTCAAACGCAGGCTGTCCAGAGTCACGTCTAAAGCCTTTGCCTTCAGCAGTTAGCTTAATGATAGGATCATCGGGTGTACCAAGTTTAGATGAGATGAAATTCTTAACAACTTTATTCTCAACCCAATTATCAAAAGCATCAAGCTTTTTCATGTACTCTGCAGGCGTTGCAACGTAATGATCGCCAATAATCTCTTTTGCCTCATTGGTTTTCAAAAACGCATCAAGCTGCTGATTGCGAACGTTGTTGTAAGCTTCATCAGTGTTGAATCGTGCTTTAAATGCTTCCTGTATAGTTCCGTTTCCACTGGTGCGATCAAACTCGGGAAACAGACTTTTTTGGTAATTGCGCCAATGCTGAACCCAAGCTTGCTCTAAGGCAAGACTAACATCATGTGGTATTAATGGCGTAATGCCTCTTGTAGGTGTGTATGCCCCTGCCCAGGCTTGGCCTTCTGCACCAGGAAATCGTAAATGTGGCAAGGTGTACGTATAACCCATGTCATTCTTAAATGCGCGCAACATTTCCATTGCAGTATCTTGACCGTAGCCCTCGGCAAGCTTTGCAAACGAGCGATTAGTCTCAGGTGGAAATTGTGGCTGCACAACACGAGTGCCTGTAGGTCTAACCGCGCCTGATTGGCTTTCCAATAACAAACCTAAGTCTTGTCTATTTTGTGGAAAAGCCTCAGCAGTTGCAGCAATACCCTTACCGAGCTGCGCGCCAATAGTCGGCTCATCCATAACGTTGAGACGTGTAAGACCTTTTTGCTGTGTGCGTATATCTGCAGGAATGTCTTTTATCTCGCCTAAGCGCATACCAGTACGAGCGCCTGCAACCTGCATGGCTTCAGGTGTCATCAATGGGCGACCGGGTGTGAGAGGCCATAAATGAGGCGCCTTGGATTCCTCAAACAACTTACCTAATGTTCCTACAATATCTTGCCCGCCTTCAGTGCGAGGCATATAGGTCATGGACTCAATGGTGTCCTTGACAACATCTTTGTTAACGTCAGGTGAAGGTGGACGATTAAATACTTTAGTACTAATGGCTTCAGGTACAGCTCTTGCCATGCCATATAAAGCACCGGCTGGCAAAGCTACTGAGCCTGTGCCTAAAGTTGCAGCTGCTTCGGCAGGAGCACGTAAAGGCTCGGACAAACGAGTCGAGATGTTAAACGCAGGCAATGCGCCATAAGCTTTCTTAGTCGCATCGATTAGCTTATCAGCGTATGAGCGTTGCTGTGGAGGAAAACGCTGTGATGTGTCTGACCTTGGCTGCATGCCCTCAATGTATTGCCGCTCGAGCATGTTTCGTATTTCAGGCGACTGGCGATCCAAGTCTGAAACTTTTGCACGTTGCGGAAGTACCGGTACTTGTGATTGATCGCGTTGGCGACGGCGAGCTTCTTCAAGCGCCAATGCGTATTGCATTTCATAATCTTTGAGCTCAGGCGATCCAGGCTCTTGCAATGCCGATAGCAAACCTGCAAACTCATCCGTTGCCATGCTTAATCCTCAATTGGAAGTAATTACATAGGACGTCAGGTGCATCAGACGGCATAAGGATTGGTCCTTCGCGGTCGCTCGTCAAATTCATCGTCATCATACACCGGATCGATGTTTATGAACCCCATGTCACGTAAAATACGTAATGCTTGTGTGACGGTGTCCAACAAATCATCATGTCTGACTTCGGGGTAAGCACAAAGTTGCGTGATAAGTGGCTCGGCCCAATCACGAGCACAGCCCTCATTCTTTAGACTTTCAGGTATGTAGACACGACCACGTTGGATGATGGGTGCCACAATGTTGAGGCGTGTCATCTTATCGGCGCTGCCTGGGTTGTACGCTCTAACAGGCAGGCCGGCTCTTTGCAAGTCTTGCAAAAGACTAATGCCGGCTGACTTGTCTTCGATTAAGATGAGATCGACCTTTTTGCCATGCCCAAACTCATTGGGGTCGCCATACACGATGGTGGACTCTTCAACGACCTTAGGTCTTAAGTCCGGATATTGCATATACTCTTCCCAGCAGTCAATGAGCATGACACTGGTAGGCTTATCCGGTCCGGGCTTAAATACACCCCATACGCTGCAGGCCGTAGGATCGTTGTGCGTCTTATCCGAAGTGGCGCAATCATATGATTGCACGACATAGTCAAACTGAGGCAAGGGCTTTTCAGCGCCCCAAAGCTTAAACCAATCCCGTTTGATAATGCCTGATTCTTCAGGATCGATAATCTCGGCGTAAATCTCTTGGCGACCAAGCTTTGTACCTTCATACTGGAGAATTTGTTGCTTAAATGTAGTTGCTAAGTTGTGAATGTTGTCATACGTTGAGGCCGATGTATAGATCACGTCCTCACCATCGCGGTTAACCAAGTCCACGATCAAAGGCTTTGGCTTTGGCGTGGTGGTGCATAGAAGGCGAGGCGCATCACCCAATCGCATGCCAAATTGAATCATGTCCCATGCGTCATCAAGGTATTCCCAAGCTGCCAGCTCGTCAAGCCAACCACCATGAAACTGTGGGCCTCGAAATCTTGAAGGCTCCGAGGCTGGTATGCCTTTGATCAATGAGCCATTGATGAGGTAAATCTCATGCAAGCTTCGCGTGTAATGGTCAATAATCTGCTCGGGTATGATAGACATAAGACCTGAGTCGCCCTCAAAGCATACGTCACGAACGTCCGATGACGTAGGTGCCGAGACCAACCACCGAGTCTTTGGCTTAGTCCAAGCTTCGTTCCAAGTCCACTCAGCAGCTGCACGCGTTTTGCCTGCGCCTCGACCTGCCAGCAAGAGCCAAACACGCCACCATTCGCCTTTGGGCGGTATTTGATGCGGATTGGCAATGCGAAGCCATTTGATTCGCGCAGCCAATGCTGCTTGCTTTTCTGGAGTAAGTGTGTTGAGATGTGGCGTGTTGCGAATACGCTCAACAAACTTACTTTCCAGAGTTTGACTTAGCATCCTCTTGTCTCATGTTAAGCAGATCATCAATCAGGCTTTGTGAAAAGTCCAAAGTCACATCGTGTTGTATGGCTCCGCCGCCAGGTCCTGTGTGCTCAATCTTTGAGTTTTCACGGTACTCATTGGGGAACCTTGCCGACATGGACCGAGACCAAAGACCCGTGTTCAGTTTTGGCCCGCCTGGCGTTTCGACCACATGCTTATTGGCCAAGTCCTCCCAGTAAGCAAGCGCATAAAGACGTGCTTCTTCTAAAGCCGCCCGAAAATCGTCATGCGCGCCTTCCCAGTTTTGAAGATTACGCCACCCGATGTTTAGTGTCGAAGCAATTTGCCAACGTGAAAAGCCTTGCTTGCCAAGAGGTGGAATCTTCTTACAAATTTCAGGATCGTATTTTGTGGGGCGACCGAGATAGGCACCGGATGGAGATTGCGTTTTGGTAACCATGCAAAACCCTTACGTTATGCAGTTGATATGGCGATGATTGTATTCAATTCTCATGCAGGATGTACATAATAATGGCTTAAGACGTGTTAAAGGCAAAATTACAAAGAAAATTACAACTCACGGAAACTCTTTTATATACGATGCACATATATATAAATATAAAAATATAAATTCTTATAGTAATATTGTAATTTTGTATCAATCCTTAAGAATCAAACACTTAGCGGTTACAAAACAGTAACCAAATTACTAAAAACTGCCTTCAGTGCCCAATTCTCGCTGTATTTCTCTCTCCGTATCACGAGCAGTCTCAGCCCAATCTCCGTGCATTTTTCCCGGTGCCTTGATTTTTGTAATTCTCAGTATCGTGTATCGACTGGTCTTGCCTCCCACCGTGATAGGCCTTGCAGGCTCTACATCGCCAAAAGGTTGCAACGCCTTTTTGATGTATTGCACTTTAGGCCGAGCGTCGTGGCCCCATCTTTCGCATAGCACCGCGAGCTGTGGAGCTGTGAAAGCTCCTACGCCACCTAATCGTTGTTCAGTCCACTCGGCCAGTTCTTGGCAAAAGGCTTCTATGGGGGTTTTGCTCAGCTGTATGGCAACTTGCTTATACTCGGTCATCGGTGCAGGTGCATAAGGATCAAAGTCCGCGATATCCCGTTCCATGTACCAATTCAAAACATGACTAAAGCCGCGACCCTTATTTGATCGTGCCCACTTCATCAAAGCCGACACACGCCTAAGGATGTCCATTTGTTCAAAAGTTGGACATTTATAAATCGCTTCACGGCGACTGCTATTGCCCATATGCGTGATGTAAGGCTTATTGGACGTAAAAACATAGTTAACGTAGTTCTTAACCGAGTATTGCATGCCATACTTGTTGTTGATGGTGATTTCCTTGCCTGTAATGAGATTCTTTAACTTTGCCGAGTGATCATCCCTATCGGATGAGGGCTCATTCACAACGATAAAAACTTTTCCCTTCATAATGCCATTGAATGAGCCAAATAGATCATCAGGCCCCAAGGCCGCAGCTGCTCCGCCATCACCCATGCCCAGCATCTCGGCTACAAATTCCGGTATAGCAGATTTGCCCATACCTTCCATGTCGTGGATGAACTGGGGCGTCGTGTTATTACGTCTCCATGGATACTGGACAACGTTTGCCACCCAATCGTGCCAATAGGGCTCAAAGTGAGGCTCGGCCTGAAAGAAATACTTACAAAAATCCAAGTACGGGCTCGGATCTCCCGGTATTGGTTCATGCACCCACGCTTTAAATAAGTTGTAACACCTGTCCGGTGTGATTTGCAAGCCTTGAAACTCGGGGTACATACCAACAAAGTCCAGTTTACAACACCTTTGCCACTTCTTATACTCATCCAATAGCGGAATTTCACGCATAACGGGCTGGCCTCGGCTATTTGTCGTGTTGGAAATGAAATACTCCTGCGCGGAGTCGATCTTAGCCTTTGACCAGCTTAGAATTAAGCCATCCCGTAAGCGAATGACATCGCCATTCAGCAATGCGTACTTAGTCTTAAACTCATAAAGCTTGGTATCGAGCGTGTCGATACCATTCATGGTGATGGACGTTGTTGTTAAGACTTGCCCTAAGTCACCACCACTTAGTAAATGATCGTCAATGGCATACTTTTTTCCTACACCCTGGCCAAACCGACCAACGCGGCACAGGTGTACATGCGCACCTAGACCTCTTAATGAGACTGCCAGCTTGGTCTCGGCCATGCCCACTTGCTCATTTGGCTCGCCATGTTCCTCGGCTCCATCATAGTCAAAGATAATGTAAACATGGCGGCTCTTATCCTGGAAAGCATTCTTTCTTCTCCAAGCTATTTGCATAAGGTCTTTGTGCAGGGGCAGACCCTGCTTGTCGCCCCAACTCGTTACGCCGGCCAGCCCAATGGGTACGTATTGAAGCTGATTGGCTTGGCAGAACTTCCAAATTTGCCAGGCTTTGAATTCACCCTCCGTGATGATGATGGGTATATCAACGTCCTGTGAGATGTTTTTCCATTGTGGGCCGACTGGAAAGAAAATGTGTGACCCACTGGCCCTTGGCTGTGAGTACTTCATCTTACTTTTTGGATGTAAAAGCCTAACGCGGTGAAAGCCCGTGTCCATGCCTGACCAATCTCTGTAAGGTAGTTTGATGGACCAGTCGCGTGTATGACCTAGTAATACAAAAGTATCATCAGGTGATAGCAATTCAAGGCCTAAAGCCTGCTCATCCTGCTGTGAAAATTGTCTATTCTGTAGGAAGTCCTTGTATAATTGTTGTGGAGATAAGGTTTGTGTGGCAAAGCTCGATGTTGTCATCCTCGTGTACTCCTTGTCTTCTGTCCATGCGGTTCTCCTTTTGAGCCACTTCCCAACGCGGCTCTTTGACACAAGGTCCATAGGTTGATAGATCCTATGGACCTTATTTTTTTATAACAGTTTTGCATATACATCCTTTTCAAAGGTCAAAAAGTCAAACGAAATCATATACTTACGCCCTGTGTATAGGCGCCTTTACACTGTCAAAGCGCCATGGTTTTTAACCTGGCCCCTCCGACCAGGTAAACATTATATCTATGCCGTGAGGCTTGTAAATTGTAACAGAGTGTAAAAGTTTGTCTTACTTGTGTACTTAACACGAGAGTGATGTATTATGCACTTGTAGCACAGCAGTTCTGACTCTAACTGACCATTGAAAGGAAACGCAAATGCAAACCACCACCACCGAATTCAACGCCGTTGCTGATGTTGCCGCCCTCAACGACATCGACCTCTTGGCCATCCTTGACCAACAAGCCAAGAAAATTGCCGCGCAAATCAAAACGCTCAAAGACAACCTGGCCAACAACCTTGGTGAAGGCAAGCACCGTGGTGATACATACGGTGTGCGCATCACCATCGAAGACCGCGAAGGCTCAGTCGATTACAAAGCTCTTTGCAAAGCGTATGGTATCACCGATGAGCAGCTGGCAACCTTCCGCGGCAAAAGCACCGCAGTTATCAAAGTTTGCCCCACAGCCTAACACAATCCCGGGGCTTCGGCCCCACACATACAAAGGAGCATTACCATGGACGTACAAATCAAAACAGATAGTTATGAGCACGTCAACATAAGCGATTACGAAGATGGCATTTGGCTGACCATTTGGCATCCAAAAGCTCATGCAGGCGTACCCATGACACGTGAGCAAGCTACGCAACTCAGAGACGAACTCACCAAGTACTTGGAGAATCAACATGCATAATTACGACGCATGGCTGGATAGGCAGCTGTGGGAGCACGACAACGATAGTGAGGCGCTGGAGGCATCGCGCCGTGAGTATGAAAAGTCCATTGACGAATATGAATCATTCCTTGAGAGCCTTTACGATGACTTCCGGTGATGGCTTAGTACTCCTTGGTATGCTCATCATCTGCGTTTGCCTTGTGCTGATGATGGGCTTCGGCATCATTGTGTAACAACGTGTAAAAAGTACAAAAAATCTTGTACAAGATTGAGAAACGTGTTATAATGCAATCGTAGTACATTGATTGACTGACTTTTGAAAGGAACGTAACATGAAATTCAAGCTAAATGTAACGCGTGACGTTGACACCGATGAGCCCGGCGTGTTCATTCTCAACTTACCCAAAGGCTGGCGCTTTGATGATCAACAAGGCTCTAGGCATGACGATTACTCACACGTTCGTGGTTACGACTCGATGAAAGAGCTTCGTGCCGACATCAAGTATTCTGTCATTGCTTGCCAGTGCAAAAGCTGCGGCTGATCAACCATGGGGCTTCGGCCCCTGTGTAACAACGTGTAAAAAGTTTAGAAGTACCTGTACAAGAATCTAGAACGTGTTATTATTGCAACTGTAGCACCTCAACATCAACTGACTTTTGAAAAGGAAATCCAAATGGCACACATGATCGCAACCACATCCACCGGCAAAGCAGCTATGGCCTACGTCGGCGCTACTCCTTGGCATGGCCTTGGCCAACGTCTGACCGACGACGCATCGATTGAGACCTGGGCAACCGAGTCCGGCCTTGATTTCAAGCTTGCAACCGCTGATGTTCAGTTCCAGCCTCCCGGTCATATCCGCACGACTTACAACGGTCGCAAGGTTATGTACCGTGCTGACTCAGGCGAGGCTCTCGGCATCGTGTCCAATCGTTATAAAATCGTTCAGCCTATCGAAGTCTTGGAATTCTTCCGCGATATGGTCGGTACGATCGCTCATCTTGAAACCGCCGGCGTTCTTCGCAACGGTGCGCATTACTGGGCTCTCGCCAAGATGGATGGCGAGTTTGATCTTGCCGGTGACAAAGTCAACCAGTACTTATTGCTGGCTAGCTCGGCCGATGGCAGCCTGGCTACTCAGGCAAGACTTACCTCGGTCCGCGTGGTGTGCAACAATACTTTGCAGCTGTCGCAAGGCACAGGCAAGGCAGTGCAGGTGCGTCATAGCTCGATCTTCGACGCCGAGTCTCTTAAAGCTAAGCTCGGCGATCTTAACGAGGCCTTCACTCACTTTACCGCCGCATCACGTACTTTGGCCAATATCAAAATCTCGGCCGAGCAGTCTTCCAAGTTCTTTGCCAAGCTCCTTGGTGGTGATGCTGATAAGCCCAGCCGCGCTGCGGTTCGTGCTCAGGCTTTGTTTGATGGCGCAGGCATCGGCTCTGAGATGGAAAGCTCCAAAGGTACGGCATGGGGCGCGCTTAACGCTGTCACGCAGCTCCTTGATTGGGAAACCGCTCGTACCGGCGATGCTCGGTTGGCCAATGCTTGGTTTGGCGGCGGCGCTAATCTTAAGCAGCAGGCCATGCATGATTTGCTGGCTTTGGCCTAAGTTGTAAACTCTCAGAGAGGCCGAGTGCCTCTCTTTTACTGACCATTGAAAGGAACTACATCATGGCTTTACCACTTACTTATGCACATGTCTTAAATCTTATCCTTGCAGCTGAGAAAGTCATTACGCTTACTGGCTATCCAAGCCGCAAAGACTGGGGTCAAAACATGCCGGAATCGGTTGATGACGCACGCATGCAATTGATCACACAAATCCAAATATGTAAGTTACGAGTTGAAACAGATTTAAGCCAAAAAAATGTTGCGAAAGATTGGTCTAACGTGTAAGTTGTGTGATATATTGCTTCTGTCGTTGTTGACTTTTGAAAGGTAACCAAATGAACATCTTCTATCTACATCACGCAGCTCCTATCGCAGCACGGCATCATTGCGACAAGCATGTCGGCAAAATGCTCATCGAATCCTGCCAACTCCTGGCCACCGCGCACCATGTCCATGACAACGGCCATGCCGTTACCTATAAGCCTACGCATAAAAATCATCCATCGGCCATATGGACTCGTTCCAGCCCCATGCATTACATGTGGCTCGTCAACCTTGCCGTTTACCTTGGCCGCGAATTCTGGTTCCGTTATGGCAAGGTTCATGCCTGTCGACAAATCCTTATCGACCAGCTATTACAACCACCACCTGCTCTGCTTGCCATGCCTAAAACCTGGCAACCACCTACGCTTGCAATGCCTGACGAATTCAAATGCGATGACGCCGTCCAAAGCTACCGTCGCTTTTACACCAGCAAGCAAGACCGTATGCCTATGGTGTGGTACCGTGGCGAACAGCCCGCTCCCGATTGGTTTGTCGATTATTCCAACGCACGTATGGCCGAGGCCTAATATGTACCACTTTGTCATGTGTGATATCTGTGGCGGCCGGCACCGTACCGAGCATATCAAATTGCTAAACATTGAGGAGGATTGGTACGGTCGTGATCGCGCAACTTTTAAGTGCCCTGAGGATAATAGCGCTCGAGTAGCTGTGAGTTCAGTTTTTCAGGACACGATGAGCCAAGTTCATATGAAACAAGTCAGCATAAAGGAAAACACCGATGAAAAGTAATTTTGATCTTGTGGGTGAGTTTCGTCGTAAGATGAAATTGCCCATGTCCGATAAAGCGCAGTTTATGACACCGGCTGAGACCAGTTACTTTGCGCGGTTTATCCTTGAGGAGCTCAGCGAGTATATGCGTGCCTGCGAGGAAGGTGATCTTACTTCGGCTGCCGACGGGCTGGTCGATCTTGTTTACGTAACGCTAGGCTGTGCCCATGCCATGGGTTTGCCTTTTGATAAACTGTTTGAGGTTGTACATCAATGCAATATGCAAAAGGTGCCTGCTACGGATGAATGGCGATCCTTGCGTGGTCGGCAATACGATGTTGTTAAGCCTAGTAACTTTGTCGGCCCCGAGTGGGAAATTAGTACTCTTCTTGGATTAAGAAAATCATGACAACTTTGGCAGAATTGATCGACGCCTTTGTGGCTGAGAAAAACAAACGCGATGATTTGCAAGAGCAAGTCAAGGAATGCACGGAGCGTATGGCCGTTCTTGAAAAAGACATTATGAAAACTATGTCTGATGCTGGCATTACACAAGCAGGCAGCGACAAAGCCAGCTGTCATATGCGTGAAACACAACAACCGGCCATTGAGGATTGGTCACAATTCTACGATTACGTGGCTAAGACTAACCAATTTGAGTTGCTGCATAAGCGGCTCAGTTCGACTGCGTTCAAAGAGCGATGGGATGCAGGCGAAAACATTCCCGGTACCAAGGCTATATCGGTCTGGGATCTTCGCATCGTTCGTAAATAGTCCTACTAGTGGAGCTTGTTAACATGTCTAAAAACGAACTTGTTACCTTTGAAAGTGAAATGGCCAAAATGGCCATGGAAGTCGTAAAGGCTGAGCAATCAACCGGCGGCATGACATTTCTCTCAACCAAAAGTGGTACGCTTAGCTACCGCGGTGATCCGGTTGCAGGCAATAAGCTTGCGTGTGTTATTCTTAGCAGTCCTATTGAGCGGTTATTTTACGCCGAACGTTATGACCCGACTAAGATCGTACCGCCTACTTGCTTTGCCATTGGTCGATTGGCAAGTGAAATGTCACCGGCACCTTCGGTTGAAAAGCCGCAGCATGCCACATGTGAAGGCTGCCCTCGCAATGAATGGGGTTCATCCTTAACGGGTGGTAAGGGCAAGGCTTGTCGTGAAACACGACGGTTGTTGCTAATTCCAGCCGACGCTGTTACCTCGCCTGAATCTGTTGCTAAGGCCGAGGTTGCTGCATTGCGCCCACCGGTTACCAGTTTGAAGAATTACGCAAACTATGTGCAAACCTTAGCGGCGTCGATGAAGCGTCCACCCGTTGCTGTAATCAGCGAGATTGCTGTAGTGCCTGATGCCAAGACGCAGTTCAAGGTTAACTTCAACATGGTGAAGCCGATTGCCGAGCCCGCTGTTGTTAAAGCCTTAATGCAAAGAGCCGAGCAAGAAATTGAACGCGCCATAGCAACAGCCGGTGAAATGGCTGATGAAGCAACGCCTGCAACTTCGGATCGATTCTAATTGCATATGGGGGAAAGCTCATAAGGTAAGTACCCCATCACTTATGATGAGGCTTTTATGCAACAAGTTCCTATCTTTTTAGATTTTGAAACCAAAGGCATTATGCCTCGGCCTTTATACCCACCAAAGCCCGTAGGCCTTGCCGTGTATGATCCGGCCGGTCAGTTTGATAGCGGTTACTACGGGTTTGGTCATAGTGAAGGTAATAGTTGTACCGAGGATGTCGCCCGTGATGTCATGGCGACCATCTACGCATCACGGCGACCGGTTTGTTTTCATAACGCAATGTTTGACCTTGACGTTGCCGAAACACACTGGGACTTACCTATTCCCGACACCGAGTTAGTACATGATACACTTATTCTTGCTTTCTTATTTGATCCACACGTACCTAGTTTAAGCCTTAAAGATCTGGTTGTGCATTGGCAACTTGACACAACACAGGAACGCGATGAGTTGCGTGAATGGATCATTACGCATGTGCCCGAGGCTAAGCGTAAAAAGTCAACATGGGGTGCATACATTTGCCGTGCCCCCGGTGGATTGGTCGGCAGCTACGCCGAGGCCGACGTACGGCTTACTTACAACCTTTGGTCTTTTTTGGTTGACAAGGTCTTACCACAGCAGACTGAGCCTTATCATCGTGAGATTGCTTTAATCCCCATGTTGCTTGAAAACTCACGGTTAGGTGTTCGAGTCGACCGTGATGGGTTGCAACAAGCAAAAGAAACAGCAATAAAAGATATTGAAACATGTAATGTTTGGGTTCGTGCATTGTTAAAGTCTCCTGAGTTAAATGTGGACAGCGATGCGCAGCTGGTTGAAGCTATTTATCCCACAGACTTTTGGCTCAAACAAAACGGATGGCCTAAAACAGACAAAGGCCAACCACGGGCTGACAAAGAAACGCTATCGGAGATACTTACACATGAAGGACTCAAAAACACTCTTAGATATAGAGCCAACCTATCAACATGTTTGTCGACTTTCATTGAACCATGGTTGGAAGCTTCTCGATCTACAGGTCGAATCTACACAAACTGGAACAGTGTTCGAGGTGAACGTGGGGGCACCCGAACCGGACGACTCTCTTCCACACCCAATTTTCAAAATGCACCTATCCGTTACCCGAAAGTACAACTCCCTGAAGACCTCAAAGTCGAGCCCCTCCCGCTTATTCGAAGTTTCATCCTAGCTGATGAAGGGCATAAGCTCATTGCATGTGATTTTAACGCACAGGAGTTGCGTATCTTTGCTCACTTTGAAGGTGGCAATCTTATGCAACAGTATCAACAGGATGCTCGAGCTGATTTGCATACCTATGCAGCCAAGATGATGACTGAGGCTTCAGGCCGCGAGGTCAGCCGTACATATTCAAAAGGCGTTAGTTTTGCTATCCTTTATGGCGCAGGCCCAAAAAAGATTAGTGAAATGTTGGAGATTGATTTAGACCTTGCCCGTACGTTGATGGATACATATACAACAGCTGTGGCGCCAGGTCTAAAGATGATGCAAGATACTATGCGAACTCGCTATAAGCTAGGTCAGCCCATACGCACCATTGGCAACCGTTGGGTAAAGATGGAGCCACCAAAGATTATCAATGGACGTTTGCGTGAGTTTGATTATAAAGGCGTGAATTTGTTAATTCAAGGCTCGGCTGCGGATCAAGCCAAAGCTGCCATGTTGTTATTTCAAAAGACACGCAATGGCAGCCGATTGCTTTTATCCGTGCATGATGAGTTGGTTATATCAGCGCCGGAAGATGCCGTTGAACGTGAGGCTGAGTGTTTAGTCAACGCCATGTGCAATGCTTTGGTCATGGACGTGCCTATGGTCTCGGATTATAAAGTTGGCAATTCTTATCAAGAAACTAAATAGTGGAGCTTATGATTATGGAACAGAGAGTACACAAATGGAAAAGCGGCGCAGATGTAATGGCAA